TTTTTTTGTTATTATTTTTATTTAATTGTATTACAACACTAACTTTCTTTTTATTTTTTGACATATTAGTTAGTGATAAAATTTTTGTAATTTTGGTCGACCCTCATCAACTCTTTGTTTGTTATATTACAAAACAACTTCAACCAGACCGTAATCTATTATCAACAATTTACTAATTAATGGGTGTTCATAATATACTGGAAGAGCAGTAATATCATTCATTAACATAGCAAATGAATTAATTTCATATGTTGTAATTTCATAACGCTGGTAAAGCATTCTATAATATAGTGGAAGCAAAGGTTCGTGTTTAACAACAACCGTTGGTTTGTTGTAAATACTTTCACTGAGCACCACCTCCCTATTATTTTTCTCACCAAGCCTATCCAAAATTTGAAGGAAAGGCCCAACAATAGGGGTTTGACGGCTCACCATCATCTGACTGTCTGCAATAGCGGCGGCAGCTCGCTTAATTGCTTGGGCCCATGGCAAGCGATACGTCGATCCGTCTCTAACTACACGTGTAGCTAGAACCGGATCAGTCATTGTTTTCCCAAGTTTCAAAATACATGATGGTAATGGTTCCCAATAGACTACGTTATCGCAATCTAAAGGATACCAACCCTTCAAAAATGTACCACCATGAATGTCATCATGTTGATTCATTTCTATCTCAAAACCGAGTCTAGCATATGCTTGATGTAAATCAAACTGACAATGATTCAAAAAATACACGAATGCACCGAAATTAATGCCGCCATTAGTAGTAGTCGTCCAGACTATACCAGTGGGCAGTTGAAATTTCGGTTTACATGTAATTTCTATCCTGTCTTTAACAAACTGGATAGGTCTTGTAACCTCTTCCATTGCTAAATCCGTGATTTCACCCGGAACGTCAGCATCTCCATGCATGAATCTAGTACAATCCATTGATCCTTCCGAATGTGATTGATCACATTTTTTAATGTCCCAATCAACAAAACGCTTCATATCGAAGTGTTCAGCATATTTTCCAAATGACGCAAACGCATCATCTCCAGAAAAAACAAAAATAATGTCTCCAGATTCAACCATTAACCTCCCCACTTCGGAAAGTTCCTCTGAATTCATTCCGCTAGCGTAAACAAATCTCACATTGTAATCGTTAACAGAATAAACATTATTAATATTCCAACTGGCCTTATAACTATCTGCAAGCACATGAGCATATTGCGTCATTTGTGCATGTTCCTCAGGAGGAAGATCTGTTATAGCTCTAGGTTTAAAGGGATTTGAAATAGTCTCATTTGACTTAACATTAATCCTCTTTCCTTTACTATGTCTTCCCAAGTTTATAAGGTCTTCGTTGGCATTTAAAATTCTGTGTTTCTTCTTTCCCATCTTCTTCACAGCATCCTCTAAAGTATCAATACGATCTATCGGTTTCAAATAGAATGGTTCCATTTCTCGCATAGCATTCACAGCTCGCCACCATTCATGAAGTGAATCCCATCCGAGATCTCCTTCTTTGAATCCCCCCAAATATCTAGGTATTAAACAAATCCTCCTTACGGCGGCAGTCATAATCCCTTTCATATTATTCGCGGGTCGATACATAGTACCGTTACTAATACAGACGGGGTAAATACACCCAGCTGTCGTGTCTGGTAAAGTTTCAAATACTTCTAACACATCCTTCTCCACACCATCTACTTTCACACTAAAATTTGACAAATCAGACTTGGAAATGTCTAATTTGGGCACACTCGTCGGTAAAATGATATCGTCTTGTTTTAGAACTGTCCAGCCCATTGTATAAACCTGATCTTGCTGAAAATTTTTGTAATTTTCAATAAACCTCTCATATATAGGGCGACCTCCGACAATGGGTATTTTGATACCTACAAAATCGCAGATTTTCTTATTATATCTCTTGGACAGCATGTTATATGCAATGTGAATGCTTGTAATGAAACAAAACATTTTCATCGTCTTCTTTTTGTAAATCGCAACACTAGCAGTCCAATGTAAAATAAGCGGAACTAATCTTACTAGAATCGCTTTGCTCAAAACACCACCTTGTTTCCTGAGCATACCGATGTATACAAAAAATTCACCCCAAAATAATCCGACAGAGAAAAGGGGGGAAAAGAAGCGAATAATTTCTTCGCAAATAACATTCAACAATTCGATTAAACTCAAATTACCTTGAGCAGCAGCTACTAAATTGGTTCCACTAGTGGACAGCAACAGAAAGAAATCTGTAAATGACTGCACACTGCAAACCTGTAAAATAGCTTTCATATTCGAAATGCGAAAGCAGATATTCTCAATCAATCTCCGTAAGAGCTTGTTTCCGACCTTGAGAATTAAACAGCCGAAAACTCCACACAAAAGCTTTTCAATAGTTGAATAAGCTCGGGAATAAGTGAAATTATTGTCTCTTACGACTTTGAGTTTTGTTTCACTGGAATAATAATGTGCTCTGTGGTTGATCATCTGGTCCGTCATCATATCACGATCTTTGTACAACAAATGATAAGTTGTACCAAAGATGATTCTACGATAAACATCAGGAAATCTTTTATTAATGACCATCAAACTTTTATGCTTGCTGGCTTTTGATAAAACACCACTATAAAACAGAATCAAATACATATCCGTTTGGTGGTTTGACCAAAGATGCAGAAACTCCTTCTGAGAGTTCCGCACACACTAGTAACTTCTTCTTTCTCTTCCAAAATAAGTCATAAAACCTCTGTTTTACTCTTGATTCAATTTTGTCCAGAAAGAAAGAAGGTTCCAAATCTTCTAACTCAAAGATTTTAGCAAGCGGTAAAACTTGCTCTCCCAGGTTAGTGGCGTTCATAGCCGATCTAGCACATTTGACTACTTTGAATGGTCCAAAGCTTGCAACATGCGATAGGTCTATACCATCTACCTGACGGCCTAACAGCCAATTACTATCGGGATGGGCAGCATACAATGATGCTTCCTCATCCTCAGGAGAAAAAACGATGTCACCATCATCGTTTCTATACCAACATCCTTCCAACTGATCATCCGTCCCAGCTTCCCCGATAAAAGGGCGAAAGATAACATATGTACAATGGCTTCTAACTCTGTCACAAAGAAACGCAATCGTTTCAGGATCCAGAGGTCCACCGTTGAGTCCATGATATACATCTTGTACTAGGG